TACTGTCCGCAATCTGGCCATAAGCTAGGTTTGGGTTTAGTCCAGCTGCCTTGAGCCTGGACATTTGGGCCGAGGGGTCATTATAGGCATTTTGCTGATTCCAGAGTGACTGGTTTTGCCTGTTGGTTAGTTCCTGAAGCCTTCGGTTTTCCGCGTTAGTCTCTTGCGTTGCAAGATAATTACCTGCACCGGGAAAAAGGGCGGAACCTATGAGTTTAGTACCCTTGACATTAATATCCCAAGCCTTAGTTAAAGACTTGTTGATTTTTTTGAAGATACCACCATTGAATAGACCCATAGGTGTCAGTCCGCCCAATTACATCAAGTTATAATTAATTGGGCTCCTTCGCAGGCTCAGGAGTAGGAGTAGCCACGACAGGCGTGGCAGGTGTAGCCAGGGAAGCGCCGGCAGCTTCAGCTGCTGAGATTATGGCAGGCGCGTCAGCCAGGTCAAAGCCGGACTGTTCTACAACAGGTAGTATCGCGTCTTCTGGCTTGACACCATTAGGGTAGTCATAGACGGGATTTGCAGTTCCAACCTGTTCGCCGCGCATCATGCGCGCGACAAGGTCCTCAATGCTTTCGTCCTGCGAAGGGTCAGTCATAGACGGCTCATCATTGACAGTATCGTCAGAGAAGCCGTAAAGGTTGAGGATAGAACGGATTTTCCAAGTTTTAGGGTCGTGCATATTAGTTATGGTCAATCAGACCAGGAGTACCGTACTTAGGGATAGGCCGAACTGCCTGTACCTGGTTAAGAATCTGGACCCAACAGTTGTGCTCATTTGTAACAGCGTTAATACGCTTGGTAGGGTCAGAAGTAACGAAGGCGCTATTGAGAGCCGGCTCAGAAGCGAAGATGCGGCCCATGTGCCAGTAGTCGAAGTCGTCGCGGAAGTCACCGCAAACGATAGACTCGCGCTGCCTGTACTCTTCGTACCGCGGCGCGTAGCCGAATACGCCAGTAGGCGACGCGGCTTCGGCATAGATTTCCTTGTTAAGAATAGCCTGCTCACCCAGGTGAGCGAATGAGGGCCAGTAAAAGTCGAGTTTTGAAGCACGGTTCCACATGCGCGGCACGCCCTGCTGATAGGCGGTACGAGGCATAATAGACATAATGCCGATTATGTAGCCGTGTTCCTCGAAGGATTTATTGAACTCATGGCTCTGCTGCGCTGAGTATGCATGGCCGGCAAGGTTGCCCTGGGGAGTTTCCCCCGTAAGAGACGCAGAGGTCTGAATAACTTCAGACACAACGATAGGAGATCTGCCGCCTCCAAGGAACTCAGGCCGCTGGAGACGAGCGTCAGAGGAACGAATGCCGAAATGGGCAAGTATGCTTTCCACATAACGAACCCCTCCACGAGCGTTTTTCTCCATCCACTTCTGCAACTGGAATGCCTGGCGGAGGTCATTAATAGTAGCAGCAGTAGCATTACTGAGGTCCGCTGCTATACCTGAGACACCGCTCTGTACGACACCCAGGTATTTATTATTAGCTGCAGCATTACCAGTGAAAGCAGTACCGGCAGACTTGTCATAACCATCAGTACCACCAACAACGTAACCATTAGGCAGCGAAAATCCAAACCCATGAGTGTTAGTGCCATCAGTAAGACCGAGAGTTTTGCCGGTACCATACACCGGGGCAGAAGAGCCAAGAGGAAGAGTAACACCAGTGCCGCGCTGAGGCCACGGAAGAGCAGAAGTAAAGTAATCCTTCTCCCAGTTCCTGGTCAGAAGAGCCATGGAGGTAGTAGTATCAGCCCCATCACCCAAAGAATTAGTAATTTTGTTCTGAAGGTTTTGATCGCGGTACCATTCGTTGTAAATGAGGTTATAGGCGCGGAAGGGATACGCCAGAACAGAAAGGTTAGCAACGCCAGTAGGAAGACCGAAATAATCCCAGAGAGTGCCGACGGCCTGGCCGGAGCCACCAGAAGTAACAGTAGGGATTGCGGTAGTATCAGTGCCGGCAGAGCCGCCGGTGATGAACTGTTCCCAGTTTGTCTGCAAGAGGCGAGAGGGAACGAAGAAGAAGTGCGTGAAGGCGTTTATCCGGTGCATGACCGGAGCGAGCATAGGAGCAATGCGGATAAGCATGTCCGTTTTTACTTTGAAGGAATCGCCAGGGATTACCTCTTCGCACATGATAGGAATGAGTTTACCCATGTCGCAAGAAAGCTTGCGCTCATGAGTGAGGTCAAAGACGCTGCGCTGGTTGAAGGCGGACATATTATTTTTTCTCCTGTGGGGGAACTTCTACGAAGTGAGTGATTTTATCGCCGTCCTCGAGGAGACAGCTATAGACCTTGCCGTCAGCGAAGAAGCACCGGCACTCAGACATCCCGGAGTAGAGCATCTCCTGGAATACAATGGTCTTGAGCTCTGCATCTTTAGGCAGTGCAAGGTCGTCTGAGAGTTGTTTGAAGGTAGTCGTGAATACGTTCATGATTTGTCCTTTTTAGTGTGCGTGGCTTTCCCCGCGAACTTGTTAATTAATAAATCTAGATTTATTCTAGTAGATAACGTTTAGGTTGTCAAGAGAGATTACTGCAACCTAGATTAGTGGGGGGCGCTTACCGCTCCCCACACCCCCGGGCGCCATTCGCAGGAATGGCCATTAGCGTAAGAATAGCTTGCGATTTAATTACTGCTGTCGTCATGCTTCCTAAGTGCGTAGGTTTATTCGCCGCTATTTGCACGCTTGAAGGCCTCTGCTTGTTTAATGGCTTCCAGGGTTTCACCCTTTTTTATATCCGCGAGTCCCAGCTGGGAGCCGCGGATAAGTCCCCGGATGAAGTCTACAACCGGGGGAATTACTGATATCCAGTAGAGTACGAGTTTAAGGTTTTTCATAGTTTTCGCTTTTTTAATGATTCGCGTGATTTATGGTCTGCTGCTAGTTGTTTACGCATGCCCTTTTCGTAATCGACAACTTGATAGTCGTGTATAGCGCCTGCGCGCTTTTTTATTTCGAGGAACCTCTCGTCATAAAAGTCCTGACGGAGAGTATGAAAGCGAGCTTTGTCCTCGTCAGTGAAAATTTTATCAGAGTAATAACGGGGGAGAGAGACTTTGTTGCCCTTGACAACACAGAAGCCGTTTTGCTTAAGAAACGGAGTATGTTTAGCCAGGAAGCGCGCTCCGATACCAGGATTGCGCGACATAAGAGCGAACTCAGGAATAACACCACGACGGAGATAAGATAAGGCTGCGTCTCCATTGAGTTTCTTTAGAGTATAAGAGGCAACATAACGAGCGCTGTCATGTGTAACAGTGCCAATATATACAAAACCCTTTCCCCAAGATCTTTCGATAGTTTCCCTGTCGCCTGGGCCGACACCAAAAACGACAGCATGATAATGAGGCCGTTTACACAACTCTCCATACTCTCCCCCTAAGAAGTACTTAATGTTTTTGTTTAGATTTTTCCTTAGACGTTTGAAAAATAGTTGCACGTCGGTTTTAACCAGGGAAAGGTTTTTGGGAAGGTGTTCCTCGTTATAAGTTAGCGTAATGAAAGAAGATACAGGCCACTCTTTAACCTCGTGCATAATGCGGACCGACCACATTTTGGCACGTGCTAATCGACAGCCCATACATCGACCACAAGGAACGTGCATTATGCCCCCTGTAGACTTGTCTTGGATAAAGACAGGGGAAGAGCACTGCATTAGAGCCGAAAGCCGCCCCTGGGTACGTTATTAAGCTTATTTACGCGCTTAGCGGTGCGTTTGAAAGAGCGCTTGCTCTTGAAAGAGCGTTTTTTAGAGTATGCCATAGTTTAGTCCTTTTTTTTCTGCTGCATGGAAAAGCCCATAGTTGCCCTGTCCTGGGCAGTTGAATAGAAGAGATACTTGAAGAGTTCGGTCATGTTAGTGCGACCAAATACGCGAAGCCAGGGAGGGTCTGTTTTAGTGAAGCCGCTATCTTTATAGAGTTTTGTCTCATACTCGGACATGGCGGCTTCTGCCTTGATTTTTTCAGTTTGTGCCCGAATGAGTTTATTGTTCTCCTGCATATTCATCACTTGAGCAAAAGTCGATAATTGCTCCATAGGGGAAGATGAAAAGCGAGGTGCTTCGTTGCGAGGCGCCTGCATCTGAGGCGGATTTGAGGCTTTACTGTCCGCAATCTGGCCATAAGCTAGGTTTGGGTTTAGTCCAGCTGCCTTGAGCCTGGACATTTGGGCCGAGGGGTCATTATAGGCATTTTGCTGATTCCAGAGTGACTGGTTTTGCCT